GGGGTCTCCGGTACGACCTTTGACCGGCCTATGTTCAACCAGATGATTGCCGACGCCAAAGCCGGGAAAATCAATCTGATTTTATGCAAAGGCCTCAGTCGTCTCGGCAGAGACTACATCGAGGCCGGACGGTTTACAGACATTGTGTTCCCTTCGATGGGCTGTCGGTTCATCGCCCTGAATGACGGCGTGGACACCATCCACAAGAACAATGAGATGCTGGTCATTTTGAAGAACGTCATGAAGAACATACATTGCTCGTTAGTCGTGAATACAAACTTTTCCCCAATTCGACAAACTGCTATATCTGTTAGCACATTGTTTCCTAATCGACCAGACCAACAAACCGATAGAAAATCTTGATATCCTGATGGCGTTGCCCATCAATGACGGTTCGCTCTCCGATTTCTATATGGTCTATCAATTCATCGACCACAGCACGGTCCAGGTCCTGCAAATTCAGATATTTTCGGATGATCGCCGCCCAGTTCTGAATGGCGGCGGTTTCTTTTTCTGCCTTGTCCACTTTGTTCAGAAGTATGTCCAGCCGTTCAGCCTTGGCAGTCCGTTCATGCTCGTTCTTTTGCATCAGAAGGATAAATGTTTCCTCACTGATTGCTCCGCTATATTTGTCCTCATAGAGTTTTGCGGTCAGCGCCTCCAATTCTGTCACCCGGCGGCTGAGTTTTGAAATCTCCTGCCGGGTACTCGCCAAACGCTGTGCATCACTGTCCTCTACTCTGCGTTTCAGACGTTCCACAACAGCAGTTTCATTCAGCGTTACCGCCTGCGCCTGTGCCTGGATTTCCGCCAGCACGATTTGGGTTAAGGTCTGCTCATAAATCCTGTGCCAGGAGCAAACACTCCGTCCAGACCGGCCATAGGTGCTGCAAAAATAAGAAACATACCGTTTGCTGGTTCCGTTTTTGCGATGCTGAGTTTCGGTAGTCGCCTCTAATGGCCTGCTGCAATCAGCGCAAAACAGTTTCCCGCTAAACAGCTTTGGTGTAGGAGCTTGTTTACCTACGGCATGGAGGCTTGCAGCTCTATTGATAGCTTGAACCGCATTCCACAGCGCAGAACTGACGATAGGTTCGTGCAAATTCTCGTGACATATCCACTCGCTCTCCGGTTTGCGTATCATTGTACTGTCCTTATAGGAGCGCGAACCGGTGTAGTTCATGCGGAGTATCCCTCGATAACGCTCGTTGTTCAGAATGTCCTTAACGGTCGCATAGGTCCAGAGCTGTGTCCCCTTACAGCTTTTCTTGCCGTTGGTGCTGTTCCAATATACACGGGGGGCTGGAATACCTTCCAGATTAAGAGCGGCGGCGATTTTGCCGTAAGCTGTTCCATTCCGCCGCATCTCATAGATCCTGCGGACAATACCAGCGGCATACTCGTCAATCACCAGCTTGTGCGGGTCCGCAGTATCTTTCCGGTAGCCGTATGGCGCATAAGCCCCGATATACTGACCGCTGACCTTTTTGCTATGCAGAACAGATTTGATTTTACTGCTTAAATCCCGAAGGTGGTAGTCGTTCATCAAACTGCGGAAGTGGAGCATATCGGTATTATCGCCCTCGCTGTCCAGGCAGTCCAGAACAGACACGAACCGGCAGCCCAGGCTGGGAAACACCACGTCTGCATACCGTCCGACCTCCACGAAGTCCCGCCCCAGACGAGAGAGGTCTTTCACCAGAATAAGATTGATAATCCCGTTTCTGGCGTCCTCCAGCATCTCCAGAAAACCGGGCCGCTGGAAATTTCCTCCGCTGTAACCGTCATCCACATAGGTCTTGACTTCCACCCAGCCATTGAGCATAACAAATTTGGACAGCAGCTCCCGCTGGTTCTCAATGCTGGTGGACTCATCAGAGGGGATGTAGTTCTTAGCTTTGGCGGAATTATTGGCGTCGTCTACACTCAACCGGCAGTAGATGCCTACACGGTAGAGATCATTCATACTGCATCCTGTCCTTCCTCAGACAGGGCATCATCTACAACGCCCACATACCGATAGCGGACTTTGACATCCTGGATACGAATGCTGCCACGCCGCTGCGGTTCACCGACCTCAATGCGATCTACCAATTCAAACAAGATGCTCTCGTCCAGTTCGGTGATCTCCGTATACCGCTGAATGATATTTGCCCAGCGCTCCACGTCCTGCCGATGTTCCAACTGCTCCCGGACTTTTTGCTCCAGTTCGGGGAGAGCGGCGGCTTTCTGCGCCCGCTCAGTCTCGTACTTCTGCATCAGCGTTTGAAATACTGACTGGGGAACGACCCCGGTGCATTTATCCTCATAGAGGCTTTGCATCAGACGCTCCAGCTCCGCAATACGGGAGGATGCAAGGCGAAGTTCCTGTTCAAGAGTTACCCTGCGGCTGTGCTGTTCCCGATCCTTCATGCGGGCGATCTGCGCCAGTAAGCGGTCACGGTCATAAGCGGCATACTGGGCTTTTGCCCGAATGTCCTCCAGCACGATCTGATAGAGCGCCCGCTCATCAATCGTGTGGATGGTACAGGCAGTCTTTCCGCTCCGCATATAGTTTCCGCAGATAAAGTAACTTTTCCGCCCAGGTTCCCCGGTTCGTTTATAGGTAAACTTCTTCACATGGTTTTGCATCTTGAAACCGCATTCGGCGCAGTACACAAGGCCAACAAAGATACTCCTGGCCCCGCCCTCCGTATCCGGCTTGCGCACCTTTTTCAAGTCGATGCTGACTACCGTGTCCCAGATATCACGGGAGATAATCGGCTCATGGGTCCCTTCTACCCGTATCCATTCTTCTTCGGGCCTACGCACCTGTTTTTTGGTTTTGTAGGAGAGAGAGGCGCTTTTGCCTTGCACCATGTTACCGATATAGACCTCATTCCGAAGGAGTACCTTCACAGTCGTTTCCGCCCACTTGTGATTGATGCGGCGAGGGTCACTGGTTCCCTTGCGCTGGTAATAAAATTCACCAGGGGAAGGGACGCCTTCTTCATTCAGCGTGGTTGCAATTCTGCGGAAGGTCATGCCGGATGCCCGCAAAGAGAAAATACGGCGCACAATGGGAGCTGTCTCTTCATCAATGAGAAAGTGATGCTTGTCGGCAGGGTCCCTCATATAGCCCAGAGGCGGATGGGTCCCCATGAATTTTCCGTTCTCGGCACAGGCTTTTTTGACTGCTTTCACTTTTTTGCTGGTGTCACGGCTGTAAAACTCGTTAAAAAGGTTCAAAAAGCACATGACATCGTTGCTGCTGTCTTTCGTGCCGGTGTCAATGCCATTGTTGAGAGCAATAAACCGGCACCCGATGGACGGGAACAGATAGTCCGTGTACTGACCGAACTCAATGTAGTTTCTGCCAAACCGAGAGAGGTCCTTAACAAGGATAACATTGATCCGCTTGGCCTTTGCGTCCTCGATCAGGCGCTGAACGCCAGGGCGCTGGAAGTTTGTCCCAGAGTAGCCGTCATCAATATACACGTCCACCTCGTTCCAGCCCCGGTCCCGGACATACTGCTGAAGAAGAAGTTTCTGGTTTTCGATGCTAACGGACTCGCCATCCCGTTCATCATCGTTGCTCAGACGACAATAGATGCCGACATTGTATGTAGTATCAGCCATATGTTTTACCTCCCGGCCTGTCAAATTCATACCCTGTGCGGCGCTTGGCTCTCACCGGAATGCTCCGGTGCTGCTATGATACAGAAAATCAGAGCATCATGCAAGGATGCGGCCAGCCGCAGAGGTAGAGATGCTAATAGGCGGGCACAGATACCAGTTCCGACATGGCACGGCGGATAGCAAGCTGCTCCAAGGTCTTGCCCAGGTCTTTCTCGCCGGTGAACACGCTGGTGACGCGATAGATCGTGTTCCCGATGCGGACCTCTTTGTAGGAGGTCATGGTTTTGGGTTCATCTTTTTTCATGTTAAGTCTCCAATATTATCAAACCGCTTTTTGCGGTTATAACTTCTGTTGGGGGAGTAGCCGCGCCGGGAAAAGGTGTGTCCGCATACATTGAGCGGCGGTTTCCCGGCGCGGCAGTCCCGATTGTCGGTGTGATTGTCGATGTATCACTCAATTCGCCGCATTTGCCACGCATCCCCGGCGAGTGGGGGTATTGCCTCTTATTCATGGGTCGCTGCTGGCACAGCTGTCATAACTCCAAAGCGCCGTCCGAAACGTGCGCCCCAGGGTTCCCCCCTAGTCCTTGGGAGGCCGTGAGGAAGTCTCATTATTCCCCATACAGGTCAATGCGTACCGGACGCTGCTCCGGCTTACAAGGGTTTATACGTTGATCGCTCGGCCAGCCTGTCCACTGTTCCCCCTTTCTCAGGCTGGCGTCCTGGCGGCGCACCCTATCCCGCTGCTGCATGGTTTTCGTACCCGCAATACCGTGTATTCAGTTTTCAAAGTTCCACGAAAGGCACGAAGTACGCGCCCTTCACTAAGTACATGAAAAAGGGCTGTTTTACCCCCTGTTCTCAAGAAATTCTTTGAAAATCTTTTCGACAAATTTCTTGCCCGCAATGAGCGACTTAGAAATCCGCTGCTGCTTGACACCTTCTATTACAGCAATCTCTTCCTCGGTCTTTCCCTCCAGATAGTAAAGGCACAGACGGCGATACTGCGTTTCCGTCAGATTATGCCGGAGCTTTCTGAGAAACTCTTTCCTGCGTTTTTTGGCCTCCTCTGCCATGACAGGGGCAAGCAGTACGTCCTCGGCGGAAGGGGAGAACGCATCCCGTACATCCTCGAAGGAGAGGCAGTCATCATCATTGCGGCCAGCCAGCTGGATTTTGTGGTAGTCATCATCAGACCACGCCTTCCAGTGGTTAAACTCTTCCTCGCTGGCAAAGTCCTCCTGTGTCAGGCGAATGTGTTCTCCAGTGACGCTCTGGCAAACGATAGCGTCCTTGTCCAGCCGGTTCAGCGCAAAGTCACAGTGCTTATCAAACATAATTTCCTCCTAATTGTCGGTGGGTGGATGGGAGCATCGACAATCGGGAGGTCCCCGGCAGAGATACCAGTTTTTGCTAAATTGTAAACTTTTATTGAATTGTTTTACACATTCTCTGCTTTTGTAGCAAGGTTCGGAGAATAGCGCATAGCTGCTAAAGAAGTTCGACAGCTTACGCCAGTATCCGATGTCAAAAGATTTCGGATATTGGAGTAAACTGTCGGCAAAAAAAAGGAACACAACAAGCCAAGCGGCTGTTTGTGTTCCTTGCCACGGGGGAATTAACTTTTGATATATTTTCTGACGCTGGAGCTGGTTATGGTCCCGGTGCCGGTTTCTATTCATGCTAACCTTTCTCGCAAAGCGTGTCCTGAGTTATGGCCTGCAAAATAAATCTTCAGTCAAGAAAAACCGATCAGCCATAGAAATCACGAAAACGCTATTTCTGTGAAGGATTAGCATCTAAACTTGTACCATCATAGCACTGAATAAAAGAAAATTTTGTCGTATGCTGTAATAGGATGGAAAATTTCAAAACAATAGGCACTTTTTGGACATTTGCAATCAAAAAAGCGTATCAGAACGCTAGTTCGTTCCAATACGCTTTCAGAAACGTAACAACTAATAATCCGGCCATATTGCGCCATCTACTTGTAAGAGGGCATCAACAGGGATTACAGTGCCATCAGTAAGTTGAATATTTTTCTCTATACGATTTAGTTTTTTGAGTTTCCCCGTAACTGTAACATAAGCACCACCCTCTTTTCGCAGATCTGGGAGGAAGTAGGTGAATGTCACTTCTGGCCGCTCTGGGAGAATATCTTCAAGCAAGCAAAGGCGTTCATTCAATATTCCATGCTGTTCTTCACTCAATTCGATTTTCTTATCGGTAAGTCGTCCCGCCTCTTTTACTTGTCCTTCGTAGCCTGTCAATGCGGCAAAGGGAGAGAATTGCGCAGCCCGGTCACTGATCGGCATTTGTGGGTGACGCTCAGAAACATGGTGAGGCAGATTGATGATATCGTCATAGGCTCCCATCACGCCTTGTGGCCTCCAATCTGTCCATTGCGGCTGATGGTTGTGGCACCCTCTTCCAGGTTCATGCCTTTGAGAATGGCATTTTTCCCAAAGCGCCGCTTGATTTCCAGCATTGTTTTCTGCATCCGCTTTTCACGCTCCAACGCCGCCCGCTCTTCTGCCTGACGTTTTTGCAGGGCAGCATAGTCGGTAAAGAGGTCAAGCTGCTCCATCTCACGTTTATCTGGTGCGGAGCTTTCTTCCAAAACATGATTGGCTGTTAGGTAAATCCGGCGAACCAGGAGGTCCTTGTTTGCAATCCTCTCAAAAAGCTCCATGACAGCAGCCACAATTCGTTTGGTGGAAGAAGTGTAAACTTCAAGATTTTCCGTGCCGTGAGCGTGTTTGGGGACTGCACGTCCGTAGCGATCAACCGTTACCTCTCCATGATAGTTGCTACTGATTTTTGTGTCCTTTATGTTGTCTATGTCATAACCCACTGTCAGCGTCAGTTGGTCCGTGACAAGGCCCTTTTCTACCAAATCAAGGGATAAAAGGTCAGCCATCTCACGGACTACCAGCTTGGCCTTATCGTGCGGATAAGGGTTCTGTAGCACCTGCCCTGACCCAACGCTACTGCTCTCAGGCTTATAGGCTTTGATATCCGCGATAGTACACGGCTCCCAGCCCCAGGCGTGATCTACCAGTAATTCAGCATTGATGCCAAAGAGTTTATACAGAAGTTCTTCGTTGTAATAATCGTTCGGTCTACCAACAGAGCATCTTGCTACATCACCCATAGTATAAAGCCCGTGGGCCTCCAGCTTTTTTGCGTAGCCGCGTCCCACTCGCCAGAAGTCGGTAAGTGGCCGGTGCGTCCATAGATTACGGCGATAACTCATCTCATCCAATTCAGCAATGCGGACACCGTTTTTATCTGGCTGGATATGCTTTGCTCCAATATCCATTGCTATCTTGCAAAGATACAGGTTGGTCCCAATACCCGCAGTGGCTGTAATTCCGGTGGTGCGTAGCACGTCAAGGATCATCTTCATTGCCAGTTTCCTAGGCGTCAGACCGTAGGTGTCCAGATAGTTCGTCACATCCATAAATACTTCGTCAATAGAGTAGACATGAATATCTTCCGGGGCAATATACTTCAAGTAGACCTGATAAATTTCGGTACTGCACTTCATATAGTGAGCCATCTGAGGCGGGGCAACGATATAGTCAACAGCCAAAGAAGGATTTGCTTTCAGCTCCGGGGCGCTGCTGGAGGCACCAGTAAGCTGACGGTTTGGTGCTGCTGCTTGGCGAAGTGCATTGACCCCCTTGACCTTCTGCACTACTTCAAACAGACGCGCCCGCCCAGGTATTCCATAGGCTTTTAAGGAGGGGGACACAGCAAGGCAGATAGTCTTTTCCGTCCTGCTTTGATCTGCGACCACAAGGTTTGTTGTCAGCGGGTCAAGGCCGCGCTCCACACACTCCACGGAGGCATAGAATGACTTCAAGTCTATGGCGATATAACTGCGCTGGCCTGCCATTTACGTCCTCCTTGTCAGATTAAAACGAAACTTACTCTAAAACTAAGCCGTATTTCTTCCGATACTTCCGATGGCCTACGCATATTGAGATTTAAGCTCATCCACCATAGCCATGTAAGTATCCTTGCAGGCAGAAAACTGTTTTTCTTCTATGTAATGTAAGCACGGAATCAAGAACTTCTTCCAAATGGATAGATAAATCTGTGAACTATCACTTTGACAGTCAATTTTTGTGACAATACCAGGTGCAATACGATAATACTCTTGGATGAGTGCTTGTCCATCAGGCTGTGCCGCAAGCCAATCATCACGAAAACTTCGGAATGTGGTAAGTTCATAACAATCATCTGGTTTACCCAACGTGCAGCACACAGCTGATGTGATAAAACATCCAGAAGAAGAACTGCTCTTTTTGGTCGGCTCTGGAGGAACAAAGCCATAGAATTTTGACATAGTGATGAAATAATCTGCCTTTGCTTTTTGTTCAAGATCGCTGCCTGCACTCTTTTTGCAGTCAGTACCGTATTGCCACATTGCTGCCGGGTGCTGATTTTCTGCCGCAATCCTTATCATTTCTTCCGGGGTCCTTGATAACATTGGGAGGAAGTCAGACGGACTTTCACCCTCCATCAGCGCTCCTACTGTTGCTATTGCGGAAATACAGCCCCTCTCAGCTGCCTTTGCACAATTTTGCATCATTTTCTCTGCTTTTTCTTCATCCTGTATTGCATCGAGCCAGAATAACATATTGCAGAACGAAAGTAAAAACTTAGCAAAAAGTAGCCCTTGATTTGCATAGCCTCTGATGCTGGAGGTAATCTGATTGAACTTCTCAACATTAACAGCATCAATTACCGGATCGATTAAGGAAGTGTAATACTCATGTAGAGTATACTCTGCATAAACGGAATGATTAGACACAAGTTTCCAGACAGTCGATATATCATTACGGCTCATACTGTTATTAACCAGCTGAACAGTAGAACGCATCTCTGCCTTATCTTTTTCTAAACGTTCGGTCCACACAGCTGCCTTTGCTTGCTCTGCGGCTAGTGCAGCCTGACGTAATGCCTCTTCCTCTGCCGCTTTCGCAGCCTCCTGTTTTTTCCGCTCTAGTTCATTTATCTGACGCTGTTTCTCTTTGTGGTATTCTTGAATTAAATTATCTATTTGCCGATGGACACGGCTATCCCTATCAGGATCGCCCGTCAATAATGACTCTAAGCGATTTATCTTATTTTGAACAGCGTCCGGGGTAGATGAATTTTCGTCATCTATGCTGTGTGCAATATCCAACAGCATATCATCTTTTGCCGCTAAATATGTGCTTTCTATTTTCAGAAACTGAGCCAATCGAGTAACATCTGCTTTTTGATCTACTGCCCAGTAGAGAGCTAAGTAAGCATCAGTAGTTTGTGGATCTGCTTGAATGGCCCGACAAGCTAACTCAATCACTTCCTCTTTTTCCTCTGACGAAACATCAGCACTGAATTGCTTTGCCTTGGACAGAGCGCATTGTCCATCATATCGGGCAGATACTGAATTGATCGTACACGGTTCCATACATCCCTGTGAGATAAGAATTTGACAAGTGGCAGCAAACAGCACCCCAGACAGCATGATTAAATCATTAGTCATCCGCTCCTCATGTTTCCCCTCACGGAAAAGGCGCTCTTTAATCCGTTCAAATTTCGCTCTGTCTGACGCGTCAACAATATTATGAGTAACGCCTCTTATAAATTGAGTTCCCATATTTAGCGCTGAGGCAGTAACTGCGCCCTTTATTGCCCCTTTTAAGCCAAATCCCACACTACCCCATGTGTATTGTGTAGAACGGTTCGCCGCCCGATAACTTGCTATCTTCGATAACGCATCAGAAAGTTGATCGGATAAATCCGTATAGAAGGACAATGTGTTTGCAGCATCGTAGCGCTGCGAAACATAGTCCAATAGTGCATCATCGCTGATTGTCACGCCTCTCTGCTCTAGTACAATAGTTGTGTAGCGATATAGCTTGGCGACGGATTGCATATAGCTCGGAAGTGCCTGTTCGTAAAGGTCATCAAAGCAATGAACATTCTGATTATAGAATTTTGAAAAGGCGGCTTTAATTTGGCGGCAATCATCACTGAATGAATTCATTAAGCCGCAATATTCGATAACCGCAGGGGCAAAAGACAATTCTCGCCCACAAAAACTGAATGTCTGAACCGGCAAGGGTGTTGTGTTTCCTTCTGACCGCACAGTCAATTCTGTTGTAGCAGCGGTTGAACTTGGAGGCAACTCCTCATATTCAACAGCTGTTTCAGGCAATAGTGCGTCACTGTCTATAAGAGGAACTGACGCACCGCAGTTGGCACAAAACCTCGCATTAGGTGTGAGCTTAAATCCGCAATTCGGACAAAAATTTGCGGCCATGCCTACCTCCTCCAATCATCGGTGCTAATTCAAATTCATAAGTAACGGGATGACAATGTTGAGCATATCATCGCAAAATTCATCGCATCCATCCGTGAAAAAGCGGAGTGGAATAGTAATGCTATCGTTGATGATGAGATTGGGAAACAGCTTGATCTGAACAATCATCATATCTTTGATGTCCTTGTAGGCGATAAAGCCGGACTGATAACGGTCAGACGTGAAGTGTATTCCACGATCTGTCATCAGAAAACTTTCCTTACAGTTGCGGGTAAAGGTATTGTCATAGAAGAACAGAAATTTCTGGCCCTGTTTCTCTGCGTCACGGTAAATGACACGGATTTTGCTATATTGCCGTTTTTCTGAACTATCCTTAAAGTTGTCACACGGATGGAAATATTCGTGATACTCGTTGCTTTTCTGGATGCTGATGAACGCCCGATCCAAAATCATTTCGATAATGGTGGATGCGTCCAAATTCTGCCCAGGGAGCGTAATGGGGGCCGGAATATCAAAGTCATCAAAATCGTCGCTTTCAGCTACAGGGACAACGGGGGATACTATAATTTCTTCATCGCTTTTCTCGGCAGCTACGGGAGCGATATCAAGCCTCGTCCCACATTGAACACAAAATTTCGCCCCATCAGGCAGCTGCGTTCCACACTGGAAACAGAACATTGCGATAACCTCCAATTTCGTATAATTCTACGATTGTTTCTCAAAGTAGGTGAGATCAACATCTTCGCTTTCAAAAGCAGAACGGAACCACGATAGCACAGCGGTCACACTATCTTCGGTGCGCTCGAAAAGCATAGGAGCGTCAGCACCATAGTAGCCGACGTCAACGATATATTGGTATCCTGTTCTGGTCGTTTCTGCAACAGCACTTTGGATAAACCAGTAGTCATAATCTGAGTCGTTTTGCTCAAGAATGAGGTAGCTTTCACCTTCAACCAGTGAGTTAATGCCCTGGGCGATATCATCCCAAGAGAAAAGCGCTGTCGAGGTACATTTCCCGTCTGGGTACTGGATAGTCAGTTTCCAAGGGCGACCATGTTTTGGGTGAGAATGGTGATTATTTGAAATGGGGCTTTTCATTGCCGTTTTCGATTGGGGTGTTTCATGCAAATGATCGTCACTAATTTGTATTTGGCTTTCTTTTGCGGGGAGTACAACGGGCTTTCCGCAGTTGGAGCAAAATTTCCATCCGTCAGCTATAGCTGAACCACAATAAATGCAGTAACTCATGTCAAAACCTCCTTCCATTAGTTTTTCATTTCAGTCAGTACTTGCTTATCGGCCTCTCTGCAAAAAGACTATCTTATCCGTGCTGGCCTTGAGTAAGCAACTGGTACATCTACATCAGCCCCGCAACGCAGGCCGGTTCGGAATTGGGCTTGTCCTCAAAGTCGTAGGCAAACATCACCGCCTTCTTGTTTTGTTGGTGAGCTTTCTGCAATTTCGGGGCATAGTAGTCTCCTTGCTAGATTAAGGCGAAAGATAACCTGTAACTATAAGCCGAACTTCTCCCGATATTTCTGGGGATTATCCATGTACTCCTGATACTGTTTGCGTAGACAGTTCCCGCAGGGGCGATATCCAGCAGCGAGGGCAGCCCTTTCATCTGCAAAAAAAACGCGGGACTTTTCATAACTTCCGGGAAATCTCCTGATAGTTGATAGCGCAGATGGACAGTCAAGACGGCCATAGATTTTGAGCTTGCTATTTCCACCTAAAGTCCCTGGAGTTTCAGAAAGATGCTCTTTCCCATCGGCTCCTAACAGCTTGTATGTTTTCATATTTACTTGCCCTCAATTCTGTTTTGGTAGGATACTCTCAGGACAGTTTCAAACCATCTACCCATTTAGCAAGTTCTGCCTTTCCTGTGCTACTCTTGAACACTTTGCCCTCCAGTAACTTTGCACCAGGGCAGCTGGGCAGAAGTTTCTCATTGGTCTTACCCATTCCGCTGCCGCCAGATGTGGCAAAGGGAACGATGGTCTTTCCGGTCAGGTCATGGCTCTCCAAAAAAGTGTTGATGATGGTAGGCGCGACATACCACCAAATCGGGAAACCGAGAAAAATAGTATCATAGTCAGCCATATGGTCTCTCTTAGCGGCAATCGCAGGCCGGGAGGTCGGGTTTTGCATTTCAATAGTGCTACGCGACTTTTTGTCCATCCAGTCCAGATCGGCAGGAGTGTAAGGAACTTCTGGCGCAATCTCAAAG